GGAATAATAGGAACTATCTCTTGTCCCACGTTATCACTATAATAATCTGATGCTGTAAATATATCCGCATCCTTTAATTTCTGCCAAAAGTACTTTCGCAACTCTATCATTGCGTCTAATTTATAATTAACCATTATGCCATTCCTCCAAATGCTGAATTTAATGCAAAGTCTGCCTGATTTCTAACTGTATTTGGTGAGAATGAATACTGAACCCTTTTAATATTCATTGGCAATTTCATTGCTTTGGTAAGTGAGCTATTAAATAATCTTTGAAATCCCGATTTCTTGATTGATTGATTAACTAGGTCTCCAGTAAAGAATCTATTATATGCAATATAAAATGCATTTTTTACCTTAGCCCCTCCAGGCCTCTTAACGTTAACTGAGGCACCTATAGGCATAAAGACTGTAGAACCATTAACTTCGAATACTAAGCGCTCTGCGGACCTTGGAGAGATTATTACGGGCATTCCAGCTTCCATCACGGCAGCCTTGTTAGCAAAAACATGTCTATGCTTTCCTTTATTAGTTGGAACCAACGACTTAGACAATTTAAAATCGTATCCAATTCTAAATGACAATCCATCTTGTGATAACTTTTTTAATTCAAATAATCGAGATTCTTTTTTGCCAGTCTTTTTCCATTCGTAAACATGGTGTAAAGATATAGGGGCTGTGCGGGCTTTAGCATCAACATAATCACCAAAGTCTTCTTGGATCTGTTTAAATATAACAGCAGAAAATTTGTTCTGGAAATTTTTATTTGAAGTAATCTTTGATATGACTTGTGCCTGATAATAGATAGTAGCAGATATTTGGGCTACTGTTGAGTCCTTTAATGATGTTGTTTTTGTTCCCGCCAAGAACTTTTCTAATCCGCTTGCTGCGGCAACCAATGCTGTACTAGAGTCCAATTTGCTGGTTCTCCGATCTCTTCATTGATGAGTTGTACCCCATAACCCTGCCGAAAGGATCGGTAAGAGGAGTAGTACCAATTACTTCAAATACTGTTGGGGTGTCTGAGGGGAAATTAAGTTCGGTCCAAATATAGTTATTTTCAGAGTCACGAACATTTGTAACCTTTTCTCTAAGAGTTAATCTTTCAGCAGTTCTTACCTGTATGACCTGATCATTAGTATATTTATTATCAAATATCTGCTTGTCACTGCTTCTAGTTGTTGCAGAATTACTTACTACGCCTTTTGCATGGCAGTCTAAAGTTTTATAATAGTTCCACTCTTTTACAATGGATCCTGTTTCTGTATCTTGAGTATCTAGTTGTCTATAGACATCTAGTTTCATAGACAGAATTGAGTCTATGATGCCATTCATTTATATAAGCACCATGGAACTAATAATATAAGGATTAAGCAATTGGTCTGCAAATTGATTTCCAGTACCAGAATAAGCTTGGCCAGTATACTCAAACTTCCAGTCAAATGTTTGTATGTTCTTAAGATACTTTTGTTTCCATAGAAGGTCCTTTGAGAAGTAATCCTTCATCAGTTCTTTTGCCGCCATTTGAACATTGTCTGGAACTTCAGACCAACCATATCTTCCAACAACACGATATCTTGTGTGTTTGTTAAATGCTTGCCCGCTATATGTTTCGTTAATACTTGGAGGAACCATACCATTTGCAACATACACAGTATTGTCTATCAATCCTGTTCTGTCAATTCTAATTCCAAATCCACTTTCGCTAACCTGTGGAGTGTAAAGCCAATTATTTACAATTGGAGTCACTGTATTATCTACTAGAAGAATGTCATTCCCATATAGCTTCTGTACAGAATTAATCTTGTATGGGAGAGATAATATGTCTGAATCCATTCCATATGCAATTTCAACATCGTCATATAAGAAGAAATCTTGCCCTGTGTAATCTTCAATTACTTTACGGGCATACTTTTCCGCTTGCTGGATTTGATAATATGTTTTATAATTTGGATCGCTTGAGTCTACGCCAATATTTAATTCATCTATGGCTTCATAGATATTAGTATATGGAGTTATAACATCTGCATATGTAGTGCCAGTTGCTGCACTTCCGCCAACCTGATACTCCCAAAGAAGCTTAAACTTTCTTTGTCTTTGAGTGTATGACAATGGAATAACAACCTGATAGTTGCCAAAGTCAGTTTCAAGCTTTGTAGATGTAATTGTTGTTAAAAGAGTTGTTGGAGAGATTGCTGGAGATATCATAACGTCTTCAGTAATATCATATAGCTTTACTGTAGGCGCTGAATCTGAATCTACTATTTCCCCTTGCCAAAATATCTTGTGCTTCAGTGGTGAATTAGTATTTAAATATATCTCTGCCATTGTTAATGGTTAAGCTCAGCTGTAGAAGTCTTGAACTTCCTTTGGTGTCGCTGGGCGGAACCCCTCCTCTTTATCAAAAATTGCTTGTGCCTTATCTTTGTGCATTGCTATAAATGGGTGCTGCTTAGTGAATGTGAAACCCATAATATCATATCTAAAGTTTTCTCGTGTCATTCTAACTAAAACTGTATCCTCTGCCAAATCCTGCTTTGGATTAAATCTTGGAAGTATTTCAATCTCTTCCGTTTCATCTTCAATGTTCTTGATTGTTTGTTGATATACTGCCCAAGTTACGCCTTCTTCTGATAGGGCGGCAATAATATCATTTTTGTTCTTTAGGCTATTTGTATCAACTGCAAAGTCCTCTGCAATTTTCTTTAGCTCTGCTACCTTTAATGTGTCAAACGACATGTAATCTCCTTAGTCTAGGTGTTTTAATTATAGCATTATTGGGTTTATTTGGAAAGGGTCTTGGTAGGAATTTTTATAGCATCTTCAATATGCCAGCCTAATTGCTCCACACGTTGCCAAAGCATCTTATAGGATGGTTTACAGCGATCATCTTTAGACCATTGAAATAAGGTTTTAGACTCACCGAATGCTTTATAAAACTTAGAGTCTTTTTTAGGCTTATACTGCCTACCGCCTTCTCCAGATTTAATAGAAATAGCATCTTCAGAATGCCAGCCTAATCTAAGTCTTCTTTGTAGTGTAGAGTACTCAACCTTGCATCTTTTATCATCAATCCACTCGCTTAAAGTTTTAGTTTCACCAAAGGCGGTTAGATATGTGTTATTTGATTTATTGTTATTATTCTGTTTTCTTGTTACAAACCTACAATTCGAAGGACTATAGTCTCCGTCATTATCTATTCTATCGAGAAACAAATCTGACTGAATACCATTATCTATACACCAACTATAAAATTTATTAAAGTCATGCCAGTCCTTGCAAACCCTGATTCCCCTTCCACCATAATCTACGTAACTTAGATTTTCTGGATCTTCGCACCTAGATAACATTTTAACCCAACGTGATCTTAATTCATGCTTTTTCACAGTTTCTCCTAAAATGAATAATGGGCCTAGTTTCCTAGACCCATTATATCATAAAGCCGATTGCTATGTATTAGCTAGCGACTTTTACATTTTTGACCACAACCCAGGCATCTGCCTGTTCGATCTGAACGCCAACACGAGTATACATTGTGTACTCAATTGAGTCCTTACGTGGCCAGAAGAAACGGTAAACGGTTACATCACGCTTGATTCCAATAACAACGTTATTTGGGAATGTCAAGTGGATATCTCCGTGGTTTCCTGTCTCTCCTGAATAGTCGCCGTCCTGTGCTTCATTTAGAAGTGGAACTTCAACAATTGGAATACCGAATGCATAAGGGGCTACGTAACCTGCTGGTCCTGAGACTGGCTGAACATCACCACGGATGATGCTTGAAGCAATATCCTGTGGAATTGTCTGGTTAGTACCAATGCTGTTTGCATATAGGAAGTCTTGGATCAAGTTTGATCCGACTAGGAAGCGAAGGTCTGCACGACGTTGCTTGTACTTACGTGGAAGCTCCTTCAACGCAGAGTTAAAGGATGAGCGAGTTATTACTGCTCCGCCGTTATCTACAACGTGACCGTTTGCCTTTGCCTTCTTTACAACGCCATCAAATGACTTGTAAAGTGCGTCTCCTGTTAGAGTAGTATCTCCATTGAGGACTACGTCTTCAATATCGTTACCTGCCTGTGTTGCCATCATACGGGCAATGTGATCCTCTAGGTCTGGACCCTCAATGTTGTCTTCTAGAGACTCTGTTGAAAGCTCCCAATCTAGACGTAGCTTCTTTGTTGTCAAAGAAATCTTTGAGAAAGATACTGCTGAGTTTGCTGCTGTATCGTCTGCTTCGGTTGCAAGCTTCATTAGCTTCTCGCCGACTGACATACGGTCAATCTCTGTTGTATCTGACTTCATGCGGACTGTACGTGCGACCTTACCAATTACGGTTGCGTCGAACATATAGTCTAGAAAACGAGCTGATTGCTCTGGATTTAGTAGTCCGCCTTCGCCTTCAGAACCAACGTGTACGCCAGTTGTCGCTACTGCTGACCCTGACATAGAAGTTGTTACGGAAGTATTAGCTGCTACTGACTTTTCTAATAGTTCATTACTCATTATATTTTCACCTACCTTTGTTTATCTAATTAATTCTTGTACGGAACCGAGGAAAGAACCGTTCCATTTTGATTTTTTTATTGTATTTACTTCCCGAGACCCGCCAAGGTCTGAGGACTTCTTAATTGCAGTCTCACCTTCTACTGCATCGACACGCTTTTGTACGCCATCAATCGTGTTTCTGATATCTGATACTGTCTTTGAAAGTGTATCGTATTGTTCTGCCAACTCTGTAATTCTGGAATCAACACTTTTGCTGAAAGATTCAACTGTTTCTGTAACAGTCTTTACCTGTGCAGCATTTGCATCGGTTGCCTTGCTTAGAGTTTCTGAGAAAAAGCCTTTTAGATCGCCTAACATTTTTGCAAAATCAGGTTCATCAACCTCAACTTCGGATACGTCGGCTGCTTTTTCCAGAGTTTCGGCAGAAGCGTCTGCTACTGCATCTTCTGCAGGAGCTTCTTCAGCAGCTGGTGTTTCTTCAACAACAGGTGCTGTCTCTTCAACAATAGTCTCTTCAACTACTGCGGTTTCTGTATTTTCTGACACTTCATTACCTCCTTCTGCGTTTGCCTGTTTTGCAATTGTTTGTATTTCAGGCAACGTGGATCTTGATTTGTGTAAACCAAGAATTCTATCTATTTCTTTTGATTTGTTAACATCGTTTGATTCAACCCAACCAATTAGTGTTGCAGGATTTCCTGATATTGGTGAGTCAAATTCTTTTTCTGTCGATACAAAAATTGAATCGCTTTCTTCGCAATAGAAAATATTTTCTGTTACGACATCTGCGGCCATACCCTTGAAAATCATTTGTCCGTTCATCTTCTCGATTGACAAGATGTTGCACAATTCATTTGCTGGGGAATCAACTATTGAAAGTTCTACCAGTTCATAGTCTTTAATAAAACGAACTGTTTCGCCGTTTGCCTTATTAACTTCATTGTCTGATTCTAGAATCTTTCCGCCAATTGAAAAACCTGCGAGTGTTCCGTCAAGGA